ATAATAATTGCTCTATTTTTCTCTGTATTTCCTATAAACTTTGCATCATTTATAATCCCTTCTATTGCGGATATTATAGTTTTTTTATCAAAGTCCTGCTCTAGACCTAGTTTATCTTCTATCCACTTTTTTATTGATACTATGGAGTTTAAGTCTTCTGTAGTCAAAAGCACCCTATCTTTATCATCTTCTGATTCTGAGCTATATTTCTTCTGCATCTGTTACTCCTATTAAATACTGATTATATTCTGGAGTCCCATGTTTGAGGCCAGACATCTTATAATTTATTTTTTCCATAAATACCAGAACAAGTGCTGGATCCATTTCTCTTAATACGTCAACGACAACTTCTTTCATTATCTTTAGCTGGTCATCGACAATATTAACATTCAAGTTGTGCTCGATCTTCTTGTCTGCAAACCCCTCAACATACTTTTTCCAGTCCTGCATGATGGAGCGCATTGTATTTAGATACTCTAAGAATACACGATCTCCCTTTAGATTTCCACCGGAAGACACTGAGTTAAAATAGAACTCCATTCTTGATGATATTAACTTTTCCATCTCAAGAAGTTTTCTGGCGACATCCATCTCATTTGATACAATTTCGCTTATTTTATTTTGATACTCTGACGAATTCATTACGGCCATTCTTACTTCTGCATCAGCAGATACAAGCTCGTCAGATTTCTTTTTTGTCTTAATATCTTCTAACAGATTTCCTTTTATGTTTAAATTCTCTGATCTAAACTTTTGAAGAGTCATATATGATATATGGTGCCTCTTGGATCTTGGATATTTCTTTTTTAGCCAAGCTTCAATCTGCTTTACGGAATCTCCATTTAGAAGCATCTTTATAAGCTCTTCTTTATCTGGATGCCTAACTACTTTGCTTGATTCCATTTTTTTCCTAAAAAAATAAGCCAGAGATTGGCTTATTTTTATGATACCAAATCTAATTATCTTGAGAAGATTTTAGTTTGATTAGATACGCTGGTTGGAGAGAAAGTTCTTCCGTCGCTTGTCTTAAACCCAGCGTTATAATCAAATACCTGCTTTGTATAAGGATTGACCCTTACTCCATCGGCAGGAACAGCCGCTTGAACTCCGGGCATATCTGGAGCATACCTTGTAGATAGGGAGTGGTTGCTGTCAGAAATTATTGGTTTATAGTCAGGTTGCTCTCCAAAAACTCCGTAAAGTTTAGAAGTATCTGATTTAGGAAGATTAACTCTTTCTTGCTCATCAAATCTATTCTGATATTCAGTAACGCCCATTCTTGGCTCTTGAAGAATACCAGTAGCTTGCGCTATCTTATAAAGTGACTTTAGGGTTTTGCGTGATGATGGTGTCATTTTGAAACATTCCCCTTACGAAATAAGTATCTTGCTTGTTGAGAATCCAATGTCGCCAAGTGTTTCAAGATCACGTTTTTCATTCCTAAACTTAGGAACAGGGCGACCAGCTGAATCGAATGCTATCTTGCTTAGTGGAAGACCAAGTTTTGGACAGAACCATTCTACAGAATTCTTTGTACGAATAAGGTGACCTGCCTTTACGGCTGTCTTTATCATATCTTCGTCAAATGATTGACTTGCAGTTTTTATCAACTTTTGGAAATCATCTAATGCAATTTTAAATCTTTCTGGTCCAAACTTTGAACCGATTGCGCTTAGAGCGTCTTCAGAGCCTTTGTAGTCCTTCTTTGCTACACCGTCAATAACAACATCCATTAATTGTGGGTAAGAAAGTCTTCCTAACTCATCTGAGTCTCTAGAGAACGCCGAAGACGCTGTGGTTACTTTTGAGCCGGATAGGAAGCTAGAATATCCTCTTGTTGAGAAGTCAAACTTTTCAGAGTTTGCAATAAACTCGGAGGGCATAATAACTTGCTTTCCATTCATTTGAACTGGCACAATGAATGATTTTTCACCCACTGATGTTGCTGTCTTAACAAGGAATGAAAGACCTCTTTTGTTTGTTCCGGCAAACTTAACCTGTGCTCTAGCCCCCCAAGAGGAAACCTCTGTGGAAACAACAGATGATGCTAGTCTTATCTGATCCTGAGAGAATCTTCCTGAAGCAAGGAGCATCTCGTCAGATAGCGCAAACTTTTCATTTAGTGCCGCTGGTGCCTTTACAGTTGGTGTGCTAAGTGAAGCTGTTTGTCTTAGATCGGAATATTTTGATATATTAGAATCTTTATTTGTCTTTTGTGCTACCTTAAGCTCAACAAGTATATTCTCTTTATTTAGCTTTATCAGGCCACCGCCAGAAACTACTTGGTCTGGAATGACAGCATTTCCACCAGAGATCTGAACAGGGATGCTGACATGACTGGTTGTTAGATCTGGGTTTCTGTAATATGCATTGCAAAGTATGAAGTGTTCGTTATTAGTTACGGTGCGAACTAATTCTGGTCTTATACCAAGACTATTTAGTTCAAGAACAACAAGTCTTTCTGCTTTCTTTGTGAGGTTCTTGTTAAAGGAACCGGAGTCATCATTTGATCCAAATGAAAACAGCACAGAAAATGCATCAGATAGTGCGGACTTTTCGCTGGTGCTTACTGCTTTAGACATATCAGCAGCAGTCTTTGAAAGATCTCCTCGTACTGGTTGGGCAACTTTGCCGTACCCTTCCATAAGAAGGTCGCCAAGCTCTTCTCTGAAGGCTGAACCGCCGCCAGATATATTGGAGAACTTATCATAAAGATTTGTTATCTCGGCCTGAGAGAAAGAGTCCTTCTTTGAGGCAACCTTTACTATAACACTTCTCATGTTTCCAAGAACTTGGTCTTTCTGATTTCTATCCCATGCCGTGTTGAATCTATCAACTATATAGTTAGATGGAAACTCTCTACCAATTTCGATAGAGCGTAGTGCTTTTTCAGCTTGCTTCTTTAAAAGTTTTAATGACATATTATCACCTAAATAAATTTTTTCAGTTCTGGAAATGTGGAAACTAGAGCATCCCTCTTACCTGATGACTGATCTCTCAATAACTCTGTTATAAAAGATTCATCAGATGCGGTCTTCTCTATAAGGGCGGACTTAAAAATGGAAATATCATCAGGTGAAAATCCATATTCACTTGATGAAAATCTTGTTATTGGAATATTTTTGTACGACAGGGTGACATTTCTTTTATCATAATCAGAAATTACCTCCCACTGTCCGGACTTTCTTGTTTCAAACTGAGGGTCTGAAGCCCTAACAAGAAAGTTCTTGCCGTCAATTTCCTGCATAGCCCAAAGAGATTCATAAGGATCGTTCTCAACCTTATATCTATCAAATGCAATCTTCCTAAAAGAAAGCGAGCTTGTTACTTCTATTTTGGTTTTTACTCCAAAATCAGAAGATTGTTTTTGTGCAAGATTTATGAGTGCATCGTCTAAGTAGCTGGGCATAACAATTCCTCTAGAGATATTTCACTTTATTAATAGAAAGATAAAAAGTGATATTTTGTTATATCCAATATTAATTAATAGTTTATTCAACTCTTTCCTTAAGTCTATCTATTTCTATTATAATTTCTTGAATTTTGTCACTTACTCCGCATATCTTTTTTAGCTTCTTAAAAATTCCGCCATATCTTTTTTTATCATTTCTATAATCAAGATTTCCGCGAAGTGCCTTATGAACAGCTGATTGAGTTATTCCAAGGTGCTCGGCAATTTCATTTTGAGTCTTTCCCATAAGAACCATAAAAAGAACCTTTTTTTGGTGCTCGGTTAGAAGATGGCTATTTACAACGGAGTAGACCTCTTCGAGAAGCTTTTCTCGGAGGTCTAACATCTCATCAGAGTATGAGTTATTAGACAATATTCCTGAGATCCCATTATCTTCAGCAAAGTTATTAAACTTTGATTGATCAAATGCAACCTCTACTATTTTGTACTGATAATTTTTACTCTTTAGTTTCATTACCACTCCATAGGTATTATACTCTCTATTTCTTCTTGAAAATCATTAAATGTTTTATTGCTATCTAAAAAATACTCTCCGGCATCTTTGTATCCGGAGGGAAGCTTTGAGAATCTTAATTTAAGTCCTCGGTTTACATATTTATTATAAATAGATTCTGCCGATTTTTGGCCACTTTCATCGCCATCGAGAAATATAGATACTTTATCTGTATATCTTGCCAGCTTTAAAAAATGACTTTTTGAGAAGCCTGTGCCGCATACTGCAACAGTATTCTTTATACCAGCATCGTACATACTTATTTGATCAAAATAACCTTCGACTACATAAACATTCTGATTTTTTAATATTTCCTCTCTAGCGAGATTTAGTCCAAATAAGTAATTTGCTTTTTTGAACTTAGAGTTTTTATACTTTGGTATACCAACAACTTCCCTTTCCTTATCGGACAACATACACCTTCCGGCAATGCCTACTGGTGTTCCGTAGTCGTCATAGATTGGAAATGTTATTGAATAGTAATTAGAAAACTGACTGCTTCCATCATAATCCATAAGTCCTGCGGACTTTAAGAAGTCATCAGATACATATTCTGTGAGTTTTTTTGTACTTCTTGGAAAGAAACCAATCTTATATTTAAGAACTGCGTCCTTGGAGAGATTTCTATCTCCAAGGACGTACTCTTTGCCTATTTTAGTTTTCTTTAGATTATCATGGCATATATCAATTAACTTACTTAGTTCCTGAGTTTCCGTCATCTTCACTCTCTAGTTTTCTTATTGATGTAGAAGTTTTTTCTATCGCACTAACCATTATTTCACTCAATACTATTGTGCAATTTTTTGTAGCACAATCTTTTCCATATGGAACACCATTGATAATAACCGTCTCAACCTTCTTATGACAATTTTTACAATCAAACATAAAAGCTTTCTTTGCATGACTTATAACATCTTTGTTATTTTTCATACCCTGTTTTGTAAACGAAGATATATTTGTAATATCATCTCCGCAAATTTTACATACTACTTCATTCCTATCTACATCAAGAGCGCCCTCTGTTCTTCCATCTGACTTCTTGCATCTTGGGTTACATCCTAATAGCATATTTACTCCACCACATCAAATATTGATTCATCACCATCTGTTTCATTATCATCATCAATAGATGATACACTGCTGGCAACATCGCCAGAAAGATACTTTACTCTGCATAAATCCTCGACTCCACCAAAACAAGCCTCATCTTTTAGGTAA